AGCTGCGCGTGCTTCTCCGAGTTCACGACCCTTTTTAGAAAGACTTTGTTCGGTTGTGTAACCTTTAAGTAGGTCACCAAAAGATACAGCAGTTTCTTCTCCGTCTATTTTAACAGAGACCTGTGCATCTAAGTCCAAGTCGTCAGCTGTGTAAACTTCAGCTTCTTGGGTAGCGGCTTCTACAGCGGCATCCTCATCTGAGTCCTGCTCTTCAACTACTTCGACTTCCTCACCTTCATCTTCACTAACGGCTTCTTCAGTATCTTGGTCTTCTTGTTCAACTGCTTCTACCGGGCCATCTTCGACAATCTCTTCTTCTGGTAGCGGTACAATTCCAGCTTGCTGCGCAAGTTCAGAATTTGCTAGTACGGCATCTAAGAGTTGTTTTTCAGATTGACCATCAACTTGAACGTCATCCGTGCTGGGTAGAGATTCTTCGTTGTCCATTTATTAACCCTCCTTCTTTTTAGGTGCAGGTTTTGCTTTAACTACCTTTACAGTATCAGCTTTCTGTTTAGCTGCTTTTTCTGTATAAATTGGTAGTAAACTGTATAAAGCTAAAAGCTGATCTGAATTCATCTTCATCTTTCCAGATGATCTCATTGAGTCATGCTCAAGAGTGTTGATAATGTCTTCACAATTTTTAACTAATGTTTCATAATCAATTAAACGCATTGTTGTCCTCCATGTCCTTCATGTGCGGTATATTTTTACCTAACTGCTCTGCTTGTATTAATCGTGACTTAACGTCACCAAGTGCAAGCGCACTATTATATATAAACTCACGGTGCTTTATCTCATGTGGCGCAGTCTTTAACCACTCTACAAAATAATCTACAAGTAGATCACCATAAGCGTTATTGAAAAAGTACTCCCGCTCTCGCGAAGAAAACTCTGCTTTATCCAAAGCTTCCTGCGCAATTATATCTGGGTGGACTTTATCGCCCAGCTTCTTCTCAGCTGCTCTACGATATTTATCCATTATACTTTATTAAGTTACTAATGTTAGGTAAATAACCTCGCCGCTCTGTGCAGATGTGCCATGAGCAGTTGATACAACAGTTAATGTAGTTGCACCGTTGTTAAGTCCTGTTATTAGTTTATAGCCTTTAGCATCACAGTATTGATCAGTTAATACTACTGATCCTGCTGTAGATACTTTAAATGTAATAGGTGAATCGCTATCGTTAGTTACGATAACTTTACCTCCGCCAGAACCGCCTGCAGTTGTGATGGTCCCTGACTGTGTACCGCCTATACCAGCGGCTGTTAATGTTACTGTTGCCATTATTGAGCTCCTAAATTGTCAGGCCCAATCTCAGGCCCTGGTTGTTGTGGCTGAGGTTGCCCTTCGCCAATTAGCTGTTTTGCCATCATTATGATAGCAGAGTAATCAGGACGCGGACCTAAGTCTAATCCTTCTTTACCAGCTTCTAGTTTTAATTTCTCCCACTCTTGGAAGTGTCTATCTATAGATACTGCTAATTGCTTAGCATTATCGTCATACGTATTTTTAGTTTGTGCTTGTGTAAAGCTTATGTTAGCAGATACTTGTTCTGCTTCTGCGGCAGCTTTCTTAGCTTCTAAGTCAGCAGTTTGTTTTGCTTGCGCTGATTGTTCTTCTAGCGCTTTAGCAGCTTTATCTTTAAATTCTTCTGTTGTATAATCTTCTAAGAAATCATTTGAATCTAATCCTAAGTTTTCTATTAACTTAGTAGCTAACACTGCGGGTGCTGTAGGTTTAACAATCATACCCTGACCTTGCTCGTTAAGTTTTGGAAGTATTTCACCACCAACTTTACCTAACTTAGCAATCATATTTTGATTAGAATTTTCTCCTATATCTAACTGTACATCACATTCCATATCATTAGGAAGATCTGTAGGGTTTATAGAATAAAACATTCCGTTATCAACTAGACCTATATTCTTGTCTAAGGAATCACGCATACAATGGTATACACCTTCAATAAGACGTTTAACTCCAGTTTCAGCAAATCGTCTAGCAATGTGCTGTATACGTTTTTGACTAGCAGTTTGTACTGCAGCTACTTTAGCTTCAGAGTTACCAGATATATACAATGAATCGTTTAATCCTTGAGCAGCTTTACTCATACCTGTTGCTTGTTCTTTTATAACTTGCAAATGGTTTAATAAAGGTACTGTACCTTGAGCCATAGCTTCGGGAGCCATTGCTGCAACTGCACCATTAGGATTACCGTTAGTTGGTATAATCTGTTTAGGTCTCATATTCTGTAATGCAGAGAAGTCCACAACGTTTGGATCAGCAAGCTTAGGAGAGTAATTAGTTAAGTATGTATTCTCAACAAATCCTCTTAATATAGCTGTTGATGCAAGCGTTGCGCTTCGAGTAAAGTCTGCCATGGACAAACCATAAAACTCATGTGGAATATCAATAGGTGTAATAGATGCAAGCGGAACTATATCAACATCTTCTTCAAACAAAATATGTTTGCCTGCGATTATGACATGTTTTAGTTCTGCTATACCATCACCGTCTCGGTCTACGTTTATCCAACATTCTGTTATTGTTACAGGTCTACTAGCTTCTAATGCGTAACCGCCTTCACTTTCAGAAGACCCTTTCCAATATTCTTGGCCAGTAACCATTTTACGTGAAGATACTTCTTCAGAGTAACTGGTTCCACCTAACCATGTTTCGTCGTTATCTAACTCAGCCCACTCATCTTCGTTTAGATCATCAGCCCACTCAGGCCAATACTTTCTAATTTCAGATCTAGTCATTTCAGATTGAATACCTACAAAGCTAGCATCTTCTATAGTTGCTGCATCACGAGATATTCTAAATGCTTCCGGTGGGACGTTGTCTATTTTAACTCTAGACTTATTATTCTTTTTCCTAATTCTTACGTTAGTATATACTAATGTTGCGTTAGGATCTTGCCCAGCAAATGGATCAGAGACACCTCCCATTTTATTTTCAAAATTAAGGTCACCAATGATCTCTACATTATCATCCGCAAGAAGTAAGTCAAGTTTATCTTGATCTATTTCATCATACTCTTCTATTTTATAATGGAAGTCTTCTATATAGTCCCATCGAACTACGCCGTTCTTCCAAAGTAGAGCAGACTTAAACCAAGTCTGAAGTAACTCCCAACCTCTATTCTGTTTAAAGATTGCGTAGTTAGTAATTAGACTTGCGTTATGTGCGTTCTTAAATGCCGTAGCATTATCATCCATAGGAAGAAATCTAGCAAGCTTACCATTAGCTAGAAATAAATCTGCTAAAATAGCGGTATAAGCTTCTACAACTTCAGTCGTAGATGTATCAACAATTGTAGATACACCTTGCGGAGTGAGATGAAAATCTGGGACACCTGCAAATTCATATGTAGATCTCTGTCTCTCTTGAGTAAGATCAGATGAATTAAGCCAGTCACCTGTAGAGTTTTCAATCCCTGATACTATTAAATTATGTAACTGTTCGTCAGTTACTTTTTCTTTATATCCTGTGTTAGCCATTTACTGAACCTCGCGACCATGCTGGTGTTTTAGTTGATTGTAAATCGTCCACAGAATACTTGCCTGCTTTAGGCATTTCACGTATTTCTTCTTTAACTTCTTCTTCAGGCTTAACAGCCTCTTGTATATATCTTGACATAGTAACCTCCTAGGTTCTATCTATCTATCAGGCTACTAGCCTTATTGTGGTGGTCTATCCGCTGACTACCACCGGAGCCGTGAGGACATTGCGGAAACTTAATCTGAGAGCGGGTTATCCAAAGCTTCTTGTAACCTTTCGGTTAGCTTATCTTCTAACTTCCTCATATTAGAATCGATTCTTTCTTCGGTTTCTCTCATTGTATTCCTCACATCTTTCTCAGTTTCTCTATTTAAAGACTCAACTTCTCTGAGAGATGCAGTGGTATCTTTTTGTAATTCGTTATTAGAAGTTAACATATTTTCTAAAGTTGCATCTATTAATAGTTTAGTTTCTCTAACACTATCTATAGACTTCTCAACTTTAGAATCCATCTTATCGATATAGCCCTCTAGCTTCAAGATGTCTTCTCGTAGGTCATCTTTAATATCGCGCGTATAGTCAATCGCTTTATCTAACTTAGTTTGAACAAGAGTATTCTCTGACTGTATAGAGTCTATATCTATATTCTGTATAATTTCCTTCATATCCATATAGTCTTTATAAAACTCGAAGCCACCCCATAGTCCGCCACCTAGCGTACCTAGTAACGGTAGTATAAGCATTATCTTGCCACCTTTAATCTTAGCGCCAGCAATTTCTACTTCTGCCATTATGCCCTCCTAGTTTTCAAAAGACAATTGTCTTAATTGATTTATCTCTTGTTGTAACTTCATAACTTCTAACTGCTTCTTTTGTAACTCAAGCTCGTACAGACGATTACAGTCAATACGATTCTTTGCCCGCTTTCCAAGTGGTATTGTTATCTTAGAGTACACTCCGATGTCACCTACTTGTTGGCGACTTGAAGTACCTCCTTGAATAATTCCAGTCACTCCAAACTCAATGTTCGTTGCTGAGCCTATTGCATTACTACAATCTAATTCACCAGCTCTAAACTTATCTGCTTGGAAACTTGTAGTAGAGTTAGGTAGTGCTAAGCTCAAAGAGTTAGACATAGAGTCTGCATAAGTTCTACTATAACTACAACTACAAATAACAGTGACTAGTAAAAGTAGTAAGTATATCCTCATTTACTTGTCCTTTATTTTTGAACAAACCCTCGACGTTATTAAAGAAATTTGATCAGTTTGCTTAAAGAGTTTTGATTGTGTACAAATATATACAGCTCGATCTATATCATTAGATCTAATATACACATCAAATATCTTTGATTTATTATATCCCACCTTTACAACCTTAGATGAAACTGTAGATATAGATGATGAAGCAAACGGAATAGGTTTAAAATCTGATGTAAATACCTCTATTAGATAATAGGAAACGTCTTGTCTCCTATTAAACAGTTTCATTTTAGCAGATGATACACCGTCTATATAAGAAGATTTCAACTGCGGATATGCCGGTGTCATTTCGTGTGCGTGAGCCGTGGTACAAAAAACAAAACATAAAGCTAATATTACTTTGCTATACATTCTGCTACAATCAATGCAGTATAGTTACCTGCAGGCAACGATTTAGTTGATCCATAGCTCGCTTCCGACTCTACTGTAAACCAAGTAGATCCTGCTAATGTCATATTAAATTCTGTTACGTTATTGTAAGTAACCTTTGCCGCTTCATAAGCGGACATACCTGCTACCCCTACTGCTCCTACTACTGTGCTTCCTGTCCATGAGACTGCGTCTGTCAACGTAGGGCTAGATGAAAAACTATTAGGGTGTGTAAACTTTGTCTTATAATAGTCAGCTTGCGCAATATCCACGCGGATGCTAGCCTTGACTCCACCATCAGCTGGCTTAGTCGTCAGTTTGTACGGGAGTGGGTGTCCATATACACCTGCTGTTTCTGTCCATATAGAACATTTAGGTTCTACTACACCACTTATAGGTGAGTCAACTGCCATTGCAGCAGTAGCTGGCATTAAGAACGCTAACGCTGTTATTGTTTTAATATCCATGTTATCTCCATTTATTTATATTGAGAGCGAACCATTGTTCTATGAACCTTATCTTGAGCAAGGTTTCTCAACGCTTTAAAATTATCTACAATGATACCATCTTTTAACTCAACAGTTTCTTCATAAGTTCCACCGTTTATTGTTGTTCCATAGTATGCATCCAGGGTTCCTGCTGACATCATTTGAGCCATCATCAACAATTGTCTTGTTGGATTAGCGATCTGTTCAGCTGCACCTGCAACTGCAAGTGCTTTCTCTATTTTTAATTCTTGTTCCTCTTCTTCTTCTTTAGCTTTCTCTTCTTCTTTTTCTTCTTCCTCTGCAGCTTCTGCTTTCTGATCTAACTGGAATTGTACCCAGTCGTCATAGTAAGGATCATTAATATCTGGTTCATTATCTATTAAACCATTATCAAGAAGATATTTCATAAGAGCATCTTCATAGCCTGGACAAGAAGAGTCTGTTAAAGGTATTGCACATGTATCGTACATATAATTATAAGCAACAATAACATCACTTAGTTCTCCGTCACCATCTACATATATACTTCCGTCTCCAAACGACGTACCTAATGTTGGTGTAATAGTATCAAACCCTAACTTTGTATTGCTAGGTATTTGATCCCAATTATCATGCCGTTCGTATATATTACCTACACCATTAGTATTTTTATTAACTATAGATACTGTAGCATCTGTATTAGGATTTTTAGTTATAGTGTACTTATGATATATACCTTGAACTTTTAATCCTGCTTCAGGTGGTAATACCTTTGTCATATCCCAGTTGTAACCATTTGTAGTTACATTATTCGTTCTTTCGTATATAACATCAGATAAGCAGTAGGAGGAGAGCAAGCAAACCACCGACGCCAGCAGCACCTTTGGCAGTATTCTTATCTTCATCTGACCACTCCTTATTCTTTCCTGTTTTAGCTCCAGGTATTAAATGTGGATTATTGTTCCATGCTTCTTTAGCTGGACTACCTACAAGTCCATCGAACGGACAGGGTGTCCCCGCGTTCATCATACTCGCAAAAATTCGTTTATCTTGGCACATCACTGAAACAGCTGCCACCTTCATCCCCATATCGTATAATACCTTAGCATTCTTTAGTCGCTCACAGTTCATATCTCTAACTGTAGCACCTGCGCTAATTCCTAGTATTTGTGTTTGCACTGCACCGGCTACACCTACTGTACATAAATCTGAATTAGAGTTATTAATAGTTGGCGACATCGCTGATGGTGGCGGTGACTTAACTGTAGTTTCTGATGACATAGTAGAGTTAACATTAGAGTTAGTATTACTATTAGTCTCAATACAGTTTGCATTTGTACTACTATCACAGCCTTCTGCAAGGCCTATGCTTGCTGCAAACAAATAAAGAAGTAATGTTAGCATAACTGTTTTAAGTTTTAAATATTTCATATTAAGTGTCCTCTGGTATCATAAAGCACCACGTCTTAAGTGATGACGCGTTATCTGGCTTATACTCCCATAGCTTTTTATTAACCTCTTGCTTGGTTTCAAAGCATGCTTCATAGCTTGACTGTATGTCTGGATATACTCTCAGACTACAATTCCTATCTAGGTCCGTGCATAGTAATGCTAGTACAAAATACATGATGTACTCCCTAGGTTTTGAGTTCTATAAGGAGAGCATACTAACAATTGTACCACCTTAATTGAAACAGTGGTTCTTGATTAAAGTCTTCTACAACTCTAACACAATCCGCTGGTACAATTCCTTCTAAATAACGATCTATTAATTCGTTAGCTATATCTTCTTCATGGTTTACTATAACCACTTTGTGTTGTCTGGTTCCCATTCTGCTGTCCTCTGTGTAAAACTTATGTTTCTAGTTGTTAATCGATCCCAATGTGTACGCAAAACTTCTGCACATATAGCCAATGATATAACCATATCGTCGTAACATCCAGGCGCCGCCTCCGTTTTTCCGGTATCGGTAGATATATACTCCTTCAGCTCCTGTATTAACTGCGGGGAAGGTATCATTATCTCCTCGTTTTCTATAAGGTTCTTTAAATTTCCTATAATTGCCGGCTTAGTACCTGTTGTAGTCCTAAATCCTAGCCTAGTACCCTCTTCATTACTCACATTAGCAATCTTAGTCTGTCTATATAGGTTAATATAGTCCATTGACTCCAGCTTCTGCAGGGTTGCAATGCCCATTGAGTTAGATTCTACGGCTAATAGTGAATTATTGTAGTATCTCCCTAGGTAAAACAGTAACTCTCCCCACATTGAGGGGTCAATACGGTTATTCCTGTAGGTTGCTACCACTTCTCGCTGCTTATTCATAACAACACAAGCAGAATAGTCTTGACCTACACCTAAACAGACGTCTGCTCCTATAACATAGGGCTCTTCCCACTTAGGGAAGTCGTATATGTAGAGGTTTCCTTCTCTATGTTCGTCAAACATCTTGCTGTGTGGGTCCCATTCTGACCTTCGCTGCTGTGGTCTAGGTAGTAAGGCATCCAAGCGCTCCATGTTGAACACGTTAGATCCACTAACAATAAACGCTTCGTCAGCTGTTGCTGGGTATTCCTGTTGAAACTTAAGTTCTCCGCCTTCGGCAATCTTAAGTCTTCTCCAATATAGTTGGTCATTATCTAATCCGTACTTTTCTACTAGTGTTTCTTCCTCTATAGTTAACTGCATACCCTCAGGGGCTTCCCTCCTGTATTCATCTGTTATATACCAAGGAAGAAAAATTGGCATATATTCGTTCTCACCAGCACAAGCACCCTTCCACAACCTATAAAACTCCCCTTGAGCACCATTAGCTGTCGACTCTAGTATAACTTCCGTACCTTCAGCTGCGGATATACCTTGAAACAAACCAGCTAAGATCTTCTCATCATGTTGCCAGAAAGCAATCTCTGACAAATGAGCTATAGTTGGTGTTGTTCCTCTACCTGCCTCTGGCGAACCTGCTGTATATAATCTATAGGACGCCGTTGCATCCTTGTCAGGCATAGCTGGACTATTAATAATAATCTCTTTAGCATTCGAGCGTAACTCCGTAGGTGACAAATCACCATCTATCTGCTTAATTAAATTCTTACTGAGAGCAAAGAGAGCATCCGATGTAGCAGAGTCGTGAGCCATAACAACTGATCTAGCATAAGGAGTAAAGTAAGATTTCCAAAATACCCTACCAGCACAGTAAGTTGATATACCTTGCTGTCTAGCTTTGAGTATAATAGCTCTAACCTTTCCAGTCTCTTTTAGTTGTTCGTTTAGTTTATCTGTTATTATCTGTTGGCATGCGTTAAGTTTAAAAGGTACAAAGCCTTGCGATGCATCTTTAGTAATAATCTTAATCTGCTCTTCAGCAAAGGAGGCAAAGTCACTTTTATATTCGTTTAGCTTCCCGCGTTTTTGCTTCTCTTTTAATAATTTAGTTAATTGTTGTTTATCCATATTTGAGGCCCTCAGTTTCTATGAGGGGAGTATGGTGCTGAGAGAGAATAAATAAAGAAGGAATTATATATCTATACCCTACTTACTATATTTATCCCCCTACTTCTCTCTTACATCTACCTCCTACTCCTATACACACACAAAAATTACCCAAGCGTAATTTTCTCTATACATTAATTATACTTCATTTATAATTAATCTTAAATTAACCATCATATAACAAAGGAACACCATATGACAAATCAACCAACAAATAACAAACCAACAACTCCTTCAATCAAATCACTTCAATCTAAAATCAAATATCTTCAACATCAAATCAATAAACAACCTTCAAATCCTAAACCAACCACTCCTTCTACACCCTCTACTATAACTACCACCATCACTAAATTAACTCTCTTTCCCGGCTCAAAGATCACTTCCAAATGGTCGAAGGAGATGGTCGGCATCACAACTCCTAAAGGTAAATTCATCGCACACCTTTACCAACTACCACACTTCACCAAACTCCTTAACTCAAAGGACACTGTCACCATCACCCTCAAACCCTGCTACTACCACAAATCCCTCCAACTGGCCTCATGAAGGCCATAAGGAACCTCTCTTCGGAGGGGTTCCACTCTCTTTTTTTTTGTATTACCACCAAGACCGGGGTTGTCCACTCCCCATGTGCCAATAAAGTGAGGATTACTATCACAAGACCGGGGTTGTCCACTCCCCATGTGCCAATAAAGTGAGGATGCGACTGTCCTGAGTACGACATTAAACTGCTCTAAGATCAATCCTAAAGACCTTGGGGTTGCACTGAGTGTTGGATGACTGGCAAGACCACACAGAATCACCAACAACCCGCAGGGGCGAACCAATAAATGTGGTCACAAATCCATTGAAAGGAACTAAAATGGAAAAATCTTATAAAGTAACTATCACAATCTCAAAGCTTAAATTCAAGCAGGATCCTAATTCTTCTGCTACTCTTATAACTGGCAGAACTAATAAGGTCAAATGGCATTCACTCATGACTAGACGTCAAATACGAGCATTTGGCAAATCGCCTGCATTCGGTGCTGATTACATAGAGGTTCGTGTGGATATCGAAGGTGATCCTAAAGGTATGGAAAGAACTATAAATCCTTACCTTTCATGCTACTCAGAGTCTATTCATCATGATGATGGCACCGTCACATATATCGATAGTAAATTCTAAAAGATTATATACTCTCCTTATAGGAGTGGGTCGGTAATATACTCTACTTACTCCTATAAGATACTCTTAATGTAACGAAAGGAACTGTTATGAATACTAAACATCAAATAAGAATACAAATCATAGACTTCAAGAAAGGTATATCATTAGGCACAATGCGTGTTGATGTATCTAAAGAATACTATGATAAAATACGTAGTCTCTCAGGATACAATGCAGCAGACTATGGTCTTGAAATAGAAGAAACACAAGATCAACCAGTATACTTAAGTATAAAAGCAATAAGCGAAGAGGTAACAAATGACTGACGAACATCAAGAGTTCTTTGACAGATTCAAAAACTGGCCTATAAATCAATGAGTGGCTTCATAGCAATCATTGTATTAATCATCTTGTTCAAAGGTATTAGTGCTCGCGAAACAAGATTAAATCAAAATAAGGAAAAAAGGCAGTGGTTTGACTACATAGACCTTAAATACCTTATAAAACCTAAGAGACACTTTTAGCACTTATAGCTTCTCTTACAATCAAAAATTGCCCAAGCGCAATTTTCTCAAAACATTACAATACTGTAATGCAACATTCAAGTTAACATGACAACATAAAGGATTATATCATGGAAAAACCTAGAAACTATCTAATCAGCGACGTAACTTTAAACTGGGCACGTCTTGACAAACCTCAGAACCCATTCGGCACTGAGCAATATGAATTACAAATCGCTACTACAGATGAAGCAAAAGCAGCAGAGCTTACAGCTAATCATCTAAACGTCAAAGAGAAAGAAGCAGGTGTATACACTGTATCTCTCAAGCGTAAAGCCAAACGTGCAGACGGTTCAGATAACGGCAAAGTCCAAGTTGTCGGCACCAAAGCATCTGACGTTATCGATGTGCGTACAATCGGCAACGGCTCAAAAGGTAATGTCATCATATGGCAGTACCCTTACGAAGCAATGGGCAGATCAGGTATTGCTTCATCGCTAACTAAAGTACAAGTTGTAGATCTTGTAGAATATACAGGTGCAAACGATGTCGACTTCGAAATGCAACCAGATACTCTTGTAGATCCTACAGTTGACTTCAGTAAGATGCAGCCAAAGACAGATAAAACTGCAGATGAACTAGGCTTCTAAGAATGCTAAGCACCTGAGTATGTGATAGCTCACGTTGTCAAAGTCTATGTAGATTCACTACGACCTCTGGCGTGTATAATAAACTACTCAAACCCAAGGAGACCGCTCTAACGATACACTTTATGTTCCTTTTGTGTATCGTTAGAGCACTTTTTTTTGTAATGAAAGGAGTAATAATGTCAATATGTGGCGAAATAGAAAATACTCAAACAACTATCGGTATGTATGTATCGAAACTACGAAAGCTTCTACACGAACCTAACCTAAAGTGTGAAAGCTACAAAAGACGTTTAAAGTTATTCTGTGGAGAATTAACAGAACTATTCGAGCGTCTTGAAATGCTCGAAGATATTGCTGAAGAATTCGAACTGCCAATGACAGTCGAAACATTTGTTGATCAACTAGAAAAGAAAGGTACATAATGAGTAAAACTATATTATTATCAGATGAATTTTATGAGCATGATGATCCTGCTGATAACATCGAAAGAGCACTCAAGCAAAAGCTTAAAGATAAAGGAGTATCCGAAAGCTGGATAAATGATCATTTAATTATAGATATGCCGGAGAAATATAAATGAGTCTAGCAATATCGTACGCACTAGCTCTTCTTGTTATCGTAGGTATGCTAGACTTTTGGCTAAGGACAAAATAATGGGAAAACATAAAGAACTTAATACACGTGAAGACGAAAGGTTAAATAACGTGGCAATAGAAGAACAAATACAAGTTTCATTCAATCCGAATGATAAAACAATCGTGATATCAATCGACGGTAAAGGCTTACTCTTAGATATAGAAGAAGCAGCCAAAGTATTTGTAGATATAGGTCACATACTTCAAGATATCGATTATAAAACTCAACTTGAAAGCAAAAAGGAAAATACAAATGACGATAGTTAATAAAGATGTATGGGTTACTGTACAAAATCGTGATGTACATAGTGGTTACAAGTTTAGTACATCAAATAAAAACCATAGCTTCGTAAAAGCACTAAGGCAAAATGCAAAGCAATATAATGATCGACGTAAAGAACTATCACAGCAACATAATGATATCGATGCTGATCCAATACGTGTACGTTTGATGCCTCGTGGTCCTCGCGTAGGTCCTTCACTCAAAGACTTCGGTACACGTAGAAGTTACGATACATATTTGCCTATGCGATATGCTACACACTACGATGTATACGTGTACGATCCACGTGATGGCTATGCATTTAAAAC